GCTGGAGATGGAAAGATTGGAAGCATCGTTGGTGGAACTGCTAAAGATGGTGCAAGACTCAAAGCAAAGTTCCTCGAACAGACCCCTGCCTTACGGAAACTTCTTGAGCGCGTTTCAAAGCAAGCAGCCAAAGGATGGGTTCCCGGACTTGATGGGAGGCGTATTTGGGTTCGATCCGAGCATGCAGCTCTCAATTCGCTCCTTCAAGGGGCAGGCGCTGTAGTGATGAAGAAGGCTCTGGTTTTGTTTGACAACAAGGTCAAGGCTAACAAATGGAAGATCAAGTACGTGGCAAATGTTCACGATGAAGCACAGATAGAAAGCCCTAAAGATATTGCTGAGGAGGTCGGTAAAGCCTTCAGACAGAGTATCATTGATGCAGGAGAGTACTTCAAGCTTCGGTGTCCTTTAGATGGGGAATACAAGATTGGGGCCAACTGGCGACAAACACATTGACATTTCTGAAAAGTAGTGTACAATATTAGGTAAGATGCGAGTGTGGTGGAACTGGTATACACAGCAGACTTAAAATCTGCCGCCGAAAGGCTTGAGGGATCGAAGCCCTCCACTCGTACCAACAATCAGCTTGATCTGACACCTCTGCGCCGTTACTAGTGGAGAAGCTCTGGGGATTCCCGGAGGGCAGTGTCCCTGTAGTATAGTAAGCAGGAACTTTCATAAACGGAAATTAAATAAGGAAATTCAAATGGACAACAAACCTGTCAAAGTCTCTGGTCAACTCTTCTGGGCTAACTGGATGAAAGAGTTCAACACCAAGTTCAACAGCGAGAATGAAAAGTACGAATGTACACTTGGTATGCTGTCTGACAAGGCTTGTGAGGCACTTAAAGAGCAAGGTATTGTGATCAAGAACAAGGACACAATGGGTAATTACATTGTTGGTAAATCTAAGTTCCTGTTCGAGCCTGTGGACACTGAAGGCAATCCTGTGGACATCAGCAAGATTGGTAACGGCACTAAGGTAACAGCTCTGGTTGGCTCCTACCGTCACAAGATGAGTGCTAAGTTCGGGGCTGCTCCTTCGATTGGTAAGATCATCGTTACTGACTTGGTTGTCTACGGCGAGGACGCTGAAGGCGAAGATGACTCAGACGTCCTCTGACGAGCCTAAGATTGCACTGGTGGATGCTGACTTTCTCGTGTACCGTATTGGATTCAGTACGGAGGATGAGCCTGTCGGCATCGCTAAGGCACGATTAACGGAGTGGTTAGAAGACTTTATCTATGTGAATCTCAAAGCTGACCATTACAAAGCTTGGATTACAGGTAAATCTAACTACCGTTATGACATTGCCAAGACAGTGCCGTACAAAGGCAACCGTAAAGATGTTCAACGACCTAAGCACTACGAAGCCCTACGGGAGCATCTAGTCAAGCGTCATGATGCTATCGTTACGGTTGGTGAGGAAGCTGATGATGCCGTAGCCATTGACTCTACCAAGATTCTTGATGAATGTTGGATAGTTCATGTGGATAAGGACTTGGATCAGCTTCAAGGGTGGCACTATAACCCTGTAAAGGATGAGAGATACTATGTCGATGATTTTAACTCCTTTAAGTCTTTTGTTTCGCAGTTACTTACGGGGGATAGGATTGACAACATCCCGTGCTTGGCGGGAATTGGACCTAAAAAGGCTGAAAAAGCACTCAAAGATGCGAAGACAAAAGAAGAACTCATCCAAGCAGCGTGGGAAAAGTATCAAGAACACGGCCATACGATGGAATACTTTACAGAACAAGGACAGCTCTTGTGGCTGAGACGTTATGAAGGACAAATATGGCAACCGCCAAACAAGTTGCAATTAAGTACGGATTCAGATCAGGACTTGAAGAGCGCATAGCGGAACAGTTAGAGAGTCTGGGTGTTGCATATACATACGAGAAGGTTAAGCTGAAATACATCAAACCTGCTTCCTCTCATGTGTACACGCCAGACTTTCAACTTCCTAACGGGATCATTGTGGAGACAAAAGGACGCTTCTTAGCGCCTGATCGTCAGAAGCATTTGTTGGTTAAAAAACATAACCCCGAGCTTGACATTCGCTTTGTCTTTAGCAATTCAAATGCACGTATTAGCAAGACAAGTAAGACTACGTATGCTATGTGGTGTAGAAAGAATGGCTACCTCTTTGCTGATAAGACTATTCCTGAGGAGTGGATAAATGAGTGACGTAGAAGCTTTTTACGAGTCTTCAAGGAAGTATTTTCCCGGTGCTCGTCCGTGGAATAAACTGAATCCGTTTGAACAGATGCAGGTTATTCAAGGTATCAATTTAATCTTAGGAGTGCTGACAGATGAAAGTTGAGTTTATTAAAGAGAACGAAGATGGTAGCGTCAGTTATTCCTTTGACCTAACATCCGAAGAAGCTGAGTCCTTACTTCGATTGGGTATCTTGGAAGCCCTTAAAGCAGGTATCCGTGAAGGCGATAAATTGATAGTGGAAGGACAAGATGTCTAAGGTAAGTTTGGTGTGTTACTCTGTCCCTGCTCCGGGACTGGTTGAAAAAGGTATTAAGGATGCTCAAGACCTACTAGCATACATGGCTCGCGTCTCTAACCCAGACAACCAATACGCAACTGAGACAGGCCCGAAGCTTCTGAAGTATCTGATTAACAACAAGCACTGGAGTCCTCTGGAGATGGTTCATCTGTCTTTGGAGATTGAGACTACCCGTGACATTGCACGACAGATTCTCCGGCATCGTAGCTTCAGCTTCCAAGAGTTCTCTCAGCGATACGCTGCTGTGCAGGGCTTTGAGTTGTCTGAGGTACGTTTGCAGGACGTTAAGAACCGACAGAACAGCCTAGAAGTAGGTGACTCTGATTTGCATAACTGGTGGTTCAAAGCACAGCAAAGGATTCGTGATGATGCTGAATTGGTTTATAACATGGCTCTTGCCAAAGGGGTTGCCAAAGAGCAGGCACGAAAGCTACTGCCTGAAGGCTTGACCATGAGTAAGATGTACATGGCAGGTAATCTGCGTAGTTGGCTTCACTATGTGGATATCCGCTGTGACAAGGCTACGCAGAAGGAGCACCGAGAGGTTGCCGAACAGGTGAAACTGATCGTCTGTGAGCAGTTCCCTGCCGTTAAAGAGTTGTTTTATGCAAAGGAATTGAACAATGCGTATTGAACAGATTGAAGACTTGCTGGACGAGTTTGACTTTGAGAAGGTAAAGAAAGTTATGGACTGTCTTAAATGGACTTACCATAACAGTCCTGACAGTGAGGTAACTATTGGAGAGCTTCGGCGTATGGCTCGTCACCTGCTGGAGGGAGCTTACAACAGTGATCCTTCCCCGGAGTACTACACAAGTAGCGGAGGCTTTGACGTGACTCGGTATATGTATCCCGGAGATTGTCAGAAATATTTGACATTGAAGTTTGTGGTAACAGAATGGAGTAGCCCAACATGCTGATGGAAGATTATCAAGAGCTAGCGTGGAAGACTGCGTTGGAGTCGGCTAAAAACCCTGCCTACATGGTGGCTAATCTGACCTCTGAAGCAGGTGAAGTTGCAGGTAAGTATGCCAAGTGGATTCGAGATGGTGTCTTGGACGAAGCAGGTATGCAAAAGGAAGTTGGTGATGTGCTCTGGCAGATTGCTGGATTATCTACGGTGATGGGTTGGAACTTGGCTGATGTAGCCAGTCAGAACCTACGTAAACTTGCACAACGACAGATTAACAATACCCTCATGGGCGAAGGAGATGAACGATGATCAATGAAAATGATGTGATGCAAAAGTATGGCTTTATGTACGTGGATTGTACAGGTAAAGTTTACCGTAAAGAGATTGAGACAGGAGGTGCTTCATGGCACGAATGCCTGAATGACTATGTACGCTTCTTGGAATCAATCTACGGATACAATATCATGGAGCAGGTCCGCATTAAAGAACCTAAGTGGTTGGACGTTATGTATGAACATTATTCTGACTACTGTGATCCTTGGACCGGTGAGTACTTCAATGATGATGATGATAACGAAGTAGGCAACGATGATCTGGGAGACTGGTGAGCATGAAGACTTGCGGTAAATGCAGGGAAACTCTACCTCTTGCTTCTTTTACTAAACATTCCAAAAATAAAGATGGACTTCAAGGAAGCTGTCGGGAATGTAATAAAAAAGCAAGCAAGGAGTGGAATGCCAATAATAAGGATTCATTGATTTTGAAAAGGTTAAAAGAAAGAGCAATTCAAAAAGAATTAGACTTTGATTTAACTTTAGACGATATAAATGTTCCCAGCAACTGCCCTGTATTTGGTTTTGCCTTACAACGAAACCAAAAAATTCCTCTTTTTAATTCTCCTTCTGTTGATCGAATAGATCCCACAAAAGGATACACAAAAGATAACATACAGGTAATTTCTCAGTTAGCGAATGCCATGAAACAGAATGCAACACCTGAGCAACTTATAAAATTTGCTTATTGGGTGTTGTCCACTTACGAAAAGGAAACTAATGAGGATACTTTACATCCCTGATACGCAGTGCAAACCAGATACCCCCACTGAGCATCTGGAGTGGGCTGGAAAGGCTATCTGTGATTACCGTCCTGATGTGGTTGTGCATCTTGGGGATCATTGGGATTTCCCGAGTCTGAGCAGCCACGACAAAGCTGGTAGCAAATACTTTGAAGGTAAACGCTATTTAGCTGATGTCGAGGCAGGCAACAAAGGTATGGACATATTGTTAGCCCCTTTAAAGTCTCTACAAAAGACCCAGAAAGAATCTAAACACAAGGTATACAAGCCTCGTCTAGTGTTCTTAAAAGGCAACCACTGTAATAGACTGACACGGGCTATCAATAACAATCCAATGTTGGAAGGACTGATGACTTATGATCATCTAAATCTAAAAGACTGGGAAGTGCATGAATTCTTGAAGCCTGTCTTTATTGGGGGCGTTGGGTTTTCGCATTTCTGGCCGACAGGTGCAATGGGCAGACCCGCTGGCACTGCTTCTGCTATTGTGAACAAGCTGCACATGAGCTGCGTTGCAGGTCATCAGCAAGGTAAGCAGATCGCCTACGGTAAACGTGCAGACGGTAAGCCTATCTGTGCTATCATTGCAGGTAGCTATTACTTGCATGATGAAGATTACATGGACCAGCTCTCTAACCGTCACTGGCGGGGGCTGGTAATGTTAAACGATGTCAAGGATGGAGGCTTCGACGAGATGCTTTTGTCTATTGAGTACTTGGAGAGGAAGTATGGAAAACAAGTGTAATTCGTGCTTCTATGCACTAATGGACAGGGACTTAGAAGCTCCATGTATCACCTGTACTGGGTATTCTAACTACGTGAAAGGAACAGTCTACATGACCAAACCAAGCCACGATGCAAAGCCTTTGAAGGAAGCTATTGATGACTGGTTCAATAACACTAATGGCGTAGCTTATGAGGACTTCTGGGTTTCGTACAAGGGCATCACTCATGATCCGGTTGAGAAGCCTAAGCACTATATGCTGTTTGCAGCAGAGGATCTGCGTAAAGAAGAAGGCATTGAAGTGCGCGATGTGATTGAAAAGCTTGTAGACAAGATGCCTACTCATTACGTTACCCGTAACTCTTTGTTTGTTCCTGATTACGTACAGATGATGCAATATTTAATGCGTTTCATGGACAAGAACGGTATCGAGGACTTGAAGAAAGCTCGCTGGTATCTGGATAAGCTGATTGATAGCTATGATAAATCTGACGTTTGAAGAACTAAAAGAGAAGCTTCAACGTATCGATGAAGTCACGCTGTTGGAGTTACTGAACATCCATAGTGATGACATCATCGAGCGATTTGAAGACTACATTGAAGATAAACAAGAACAACTAATGAGAGAGATTTACTGATGCGAAACCTGTTAACTAAGAAGACAGCGTACACCTTCGACTATCCAGAGGCTCTGGCCTTTGCCGATAAACAGAATGGTGTGTTTTGGACCTTTGATGAGATTGATCTGGAAAAAGATGTACACTCAATTCTTACCGACTTTACTCCTGCTGAACGCCATGGTGTTACTACTGCACTCAAGCTCTTCACGAAATACGAGCGTATTGTTGGTGATGAGTATTGGTCTGGTACTGTTAAACCTAACTTTCAGCATCCTGATATTGGCCTGATGGCCGATGCCTTCTGCTACTTTGAAAGCAATGTCCATGCACGCTTTTATAACCGCATTAACGAACTACTTGGATTGGCTACTGAAGAGTTCCATCAATCTTGGCAGTATGATCCTGTACTGGCTAGCCGTGTCGGGTACTTGGATGCTATTGCTGGTAGCCGTGATATTCCCCTTTCCTTGGCTGTCTTCTCAATGATGGAAGGCTGTATCCTGTACTCTAGCTTTGCTTTCCTGAAGCACTTCCAGAGTAACGGTAAGAACAAGCTGAGTAACCTTGTAGCAGGTATCAACTTCTCCGTGCGAGATGAGAACATCCACCACGAAGCAGGTGCTTGGCTGTTCCGTACCTACATGGAAGAGAACAAGCTGGACAAGGAGTGGATGAAGGAGCGTGTGTATCAGGCAGCGAAGGCTTTGGTGGATCATGAGCACCGTATTGTTGACCTGTTGTTCTCTCAAGGAGACATTGAAGGCATCAATGCTGTGGCGATGAAAGCCTTTGTCAACGCACGAGCTAACGTATGCTTGAACAATCTGGGCTTTGACAGTATCTTTGATGAAACTGGTGATACAATCTCTGAATGGTTCTACTTGGGCATCAGCTCTAGTACCATTCATGACTTTTTTAGTCGTGTGGGCAACCAATATAATCGTAAGTGGAATGAGAAAGGTTTTGTATGGTAAGCGCAGTGTTGGATAACAAGTATGAGTTCCTGAGTGCTGAGCGTAAGCGTCTGCAACAGCAAGGATGCCTACCTACTTGGTATAATACCGGGGGATGGGGACTGTTCAAGTCAAAATACATGGATGGCTCCACAAGCTTTAAGAATCGTGTGGAACAGATTGCTGCTACGGCAGCTAAACATGCACCTAAGGATGGCACAGATTGGTATGCAAAGTTCTTTGAGGTTATTTGGAACGGCTGGCTTAGTCCTTCAACGCCTACGCTGGCTAACTTGGGCACTAACAAAGGGATGCCTGTGGCTTGTAGCGGTCAGTACATTGGTGATTCTGTTGCTGACTTCTATGGTGAGCTACTTGATACTGCTGTGCTCACTAAGAACGGCTTTGGCACTAGCGGATACCTTGGCGACATTCGTCCCCGTGGTTCGCAAATCGCCACTGGTGGAACTGCTTCAGGAGTTTTACCTGTATTTCAAACCTACGTAGACGCAATGAAGCGAGTAACTCAAGGTGTTGCTCGTCGAGGTGCTTGGGCTGGTTACTTGCCTATCGATCATCCTGACTTTAACGAGTTGGCTGATTGGGTCAAGAACAACCCTGATGATGCGAACGTGGGCTGGACGATCAGCAATGACTTCATGGAGTCCTTGGACAGCGGACATCCTGAGGCTATTGAGCGTTATCAGAAGGCGTTGAAGCTGAAGATGTTGACAGGTAAGGGCTACTTCTTGTTCACCGATAAGGTAGCAGCAGCTCGCCCTGAGATGTACAAAGCTCACAACTTGGATGTTAAAGCCTCTAACCTGTGTACAGAGATCATGCTGCACAGTGGTGAGGAAGAGACATTCACCTGTATCTTGGCTTCTATGAACTTGGAGAAGTATGATGAGTGGAAAGACACGGATGCTGTATTTACTGCGACAGTATTTCTTGATTGTGTTACTAGTGAGTTCTTGTCGATGGCTGCTGGCAAAAGAGGCTTTGAAAAGGCGGTGGCGAGTACTGAAAAGAGCCGTGCGCTAGGCCTTGGCGTTCTTGGGTGGCACTCGTTGTTGCACAAGAAGATGATTCCTTTTGAGAGCTTCCAAGCTCAGAAACTTAACGTGGAGATATTCAATGACCTTAACAAGAAGTCAACAGAGGCAAGCCGGTATCTCGCGGGACAACTTGGAGAGCCTGCTTATTGCCAAGGATTTGGAGTCCGAAATACACACCGTCTTGCTGTTGCTCCCACCATGTCAACAAGCCAGCTCATGGGCGGGGTATCACAAGGCATTGAACCTTTTATTGGAAATGTCTTTGTCCAACAGGGAGCCGGAGGGGAGACAATTCGAGTAGTGCCTGAGCTGCTGGAGATTATGAAGCGTGAAGGTGTGTACAGTCGTGAGACCTTGCTTGAGATTGCAAGCCATGACGGTTCTATCCAGCATGTGTCGTGGATGAACGATGAAGAGAAGCAGGTGTTCAAGACAGCCTTTGAGATTGATCCTTATGTGATCCTTCAGCAGGCTTCTGATCGTCAGGCTTATATCTGTCAAGGTCAGTCCATCAATCTGTTCTTCGGTGCAGATGATCCAGAGGAGCACATCTCTGCTGTACACAAGGCAGCGTTTAAAGACCCTCGTATCTTGAGTCTGTATTACATTCGTACCAAGGCAGGCGTTAGTGCCAGCTCTGGTGAGTGTGTTGCTTGTCACGCATAATTAAGGAGAAGTATCATGGAAGAATGGCAAAAACGAGTATTTACTGAGCGAGAAGAGTTAGCAATGAAGATTAGTAAGTTAGAATCTTTTCTGGATACAAAAGAAGGGGACTTTGATCTTCTCCGTAAACAATTAGCTGCGATGTGTGCTTATTACGAGATTCTCGATCAGCGAGTAGAGGAATTCTGATGAAAATTGTAGTCTACAGCAAGGATAACTGCCCTGCTTGTACGGCTCTGAAGGCTCGTCTGACTAAGGAGGGCGAGTCCTTTACAGAGATCAATGTAGGCAAAGACATGACCCGTGAGGACTTCCTAGCGAAGTTTCCACAGGTGCGACAAATGCCACATGTAGAATTCATTAACGAAGAGTAAGGGAGAATATGGCAAGTAAACAGACAATGAGCAGAGCTATTCCAGCTAAGGAACTGACTCCTCGTGAGAAGGTCAGTAACAGCTTGAAGTTGAAGCTAGATGACATGACAGTTATCAAGCCTAAGACTGAGAAGCAGATGGACTTCTTCGAGGCGTATCAGGCCAGCAACTACTTCATGGCCCTGCACGGAGTAGCAGGCACAGGTAAGACATACATTGCCTTGTACAAAGCCTTGGAAGAGGCTATGGATCGAAACAATCCCTTTAACAAGGTGACTGTGATCCGCAGTAGTGTCCAGAGTCGTGACATTGGTTTCTTGCCGGGCGATGCAGACGAGAAGATGGAGGTGTACATTCAACCCTATCGACAAATCTGTAGTGACCTGTTCAAGCGTAAGGATGCTTGGGATAGGCTGGTAGAGCAAGGACATATTGAGTTTGTGTCTACCTCGTTCATCCGAGGGACTACATTCTCTAACAGTATCATTGTCGTAGATGAGGTACAGAATATGACCTTCGAGGAGCTTGACACCATCATTACTCGTGTTGGTGATAAGTCCAAGATTATCTTCTGTGGCGACTACCGACAGACTGACTTGAAGAAGAAGGATGATAAGTCAGGCATCCTGAAGTTCTTTGACATTGCAGGACGTATGAAGGAATTTGTACGGATTGAGTTCTACATTGACGATATTGTTCGTAGCTCCTTAGTTAAGAACTATATTATTGCCAAGACTAACTATGAGGATGGTGTATGACACAAAATAAACCTGTTGTTCGCTTTATAGGAACAGCTAAGTTCTATAAGTCCGAACTAGCCTTTATGCACCAGAAAGCGTATGGGCGGTATGCAAACGAAGACGGTGAGGTAGAATATGCCCGTGTCTCTGGTTTGGATCATCCTATTCTTGGTGCAGATGATATCCGTACATCTATTGTTGTGGCAAAGCACGATGATGGCTCATTTGAGACCTTGAACACACTGTATGTACCTGTTAAGGAGGAAAAGTGAAACAAAATCAAATGTGGATTGTTCAACTAAAGAAGCAGAATTATTTAGACGAAAGGCGTGTCTTTGTTACTCCTGAACGACTAACAGAAGTAGTCGCCACGCTAACTCAGTTATATGATGACTGGACAGAGACCGACTCTATTACAATCAAACCAACGGAGATGACATATTGTGGCTAAAACTAACGAAATTTTTTTACTCACGACAGGAACAGACTATGAAGGGGAAATTCCTCGTGCAGTGTTCTCAACGATGCAGCTAGCAAAAATAGAGGCAAATAAAATTAAAGATGAGGATACAGTCAATATCTATCTTATTGAAATTGATTACGACTACGATTATGATCCTCCTTGTGTTTGGTCTTTTAGACCACGGACAGGTAAAATGATGATTGGGACGAACGAATGAAAGCTAACGAGAACATTGAAGAACTAATGATGATGATGCCAGAGCAGAAGGGCTTGATCCGTACTATCACTCAGCAGATGAATACTCACTTGGTGTTCATTGACGATGACATTACCGCTCCTAGTAACTACCGTGATGTGATCCATTGCTTGGCTACTTGCAACGAGAATGATTCAGTTAATATGTTGGTGAATAGCTCAGGTGGACGTACCGACTCTATCTGGCAGATCATCGAAGCAATGAAAGGATGTCGAGGTGATGTATCTGTTACGGTTATCGGTGCTGCGTACTCAGCAGCTAGTATGTTGGCTTGTATGGCTCCCGAATGTTATATTGCTGATTCTGCTGAGTTCATGCTTCATACTGCTCATTACGGTTCCATTGGTACTGTGCCGAATGTCAAAGGCCAGACTGACTTCGCTACGAGACAGATCAACAAGCTACTTGACCAAGCCTACAAAGGGTTCTTGACGGATAAGGAGCTGGAGGAACTGAAGAACGGTAAGGAGTTCTGGTTTGACTCTGACGAGGCGATTAAGCGCATGGGTAAGCGTTACCGATATCTGAATGGGCTGAGCAATCCTAAGCCTAAGAAAGTTAAGGAAGAAACTGAAGAGTAAATGAAAAAGGCCACTAGAGCGTCAACTCTAGTGGCCTTATTTGTTTATGGCTTGGTGTTATGTGCAATAGTCACAAATGCTGTCACCGTAGCTACAATCCACAGTAACGGCTTAGCTACCTTAGCAACCCATTCAAGGACGGTAAAAGCTCCGGAGGCAGCGTTGAAGGCTTTAACCATGCCTTCGGTGTCCTCTGCAACCTTATCCACCTTGGTTTCTACCTTACAGAGCCTTTCATAGATTTCTTTGTGTGATACTTCTTCTGACATGTCACTTCTTTCCTTTGATTTCCATAATCTTTTCTAAAGTACGTCCACCAAAGTAGAAGGACATAACCAACATACCCCATTGACCTAAGAGCTGCACATAGGTCTCATTGGCCTTGATGCCGTTAGCATCCATGATGCCAAAGGTAAAGTAACCAGTGAAGATAGCTACAAGTGTCAATGGCCTGATGTTCTTGGACAGCCAAGAGTCAGAAGCCATATCAGCTACGTGACGGCCTGTGAGGTTATCCTGCTCTGTCTTGAACAGCTCAGTCTCATTAGCCATCTTAGCAAGTTCGCCCGATTGAGCCAACTCAAGTAACTTCACCTGAGCCTCTGCCTTTTGAGCAGGGTCAGGGAAGAACTTATCTAAGATTTTGCCTGCGAAAGGTAATAGCAGTTCGATCATATGTACTTACTCCTGTGTAATTCGATATGCGGATAATCTTTGAATGTAATCCAATCACCTCCGGATACAATAGGAATATCCATCGACTTAGCTATCTTCTTGATATGGTCGATCACAGGAATGTAATACTTAGCGTCCCAAGTAACTTCACCATCTTTGATAACAGCAATGTCCACAGCCTTACCTGTCAGATGTCTGCTGTTCATCGTCTGAGACTTCCCTGCATCAAAGAGCGCCTTCTGACGCTCCTTGGTACGTAGTCCTTCGGTGATGGAGAAGTCCAAAGGAGACTCTTTGATAGCCTCCTCTAGCACTTTCACTAGATCAGGGTGTACGCCTTGTAAGCGTTCCTTGCTTCTGGTTCCGAATGAGAATGTCATAGTTACTCCTCAGGGTTAGCCACTTCGTCACGTTCAATGATACGTGCAGGAGCAGAAGCACCAATCAAAGCAGCAGTAGAAGCATTGCCTAAAAGCTTGCCTCCGATGGCTTTAGCCTTTTTGAATCCCTGCTCAGTTCCTGTTTCAAGTGCTTTGATAGCTTCAGACATATCCTTCACATTCTTAGGGTTGCTAAGAAATTCCTGAATCTCTGTGTTCTCGGACTTTGCAGATTTGTTCTGGAGGAATTTACTCAAAAGAGTAGACACCTTGTAAAACGTACTTTGCACTTGCTGACGAAGCAGAGAAGCAGCGCGAGCAGGATCAGAGCCTGTTAACTCCTCAAAGCGAGTTGTTTGAGTCAACGACTGGTTGATCTTAGCCATTACTGGATTCTTAGCTAACCGCTCAGAAGCCTCCAACAAAGCCTTCACATTCTGTGCATGGTCCTTACCAAACAGAGCATTGATTGTCTGCGCTTTATCCTCAAAGAAACCTAACTTGTTAGAAGATTTTAACCCTAAGTCAAGGACAACAGCTTTCAAGCCACGTTGAAGAGTACTATCTGAACCTGCGGCAGCCATAAGCTGCTTGAGTTCTTCAGGGTTATCCAAAGCACGGTTCACAAATCCTTCAAAGCCTCCTGTTTGACCGTAAGCACGAGACCAGACATTCTCAATCTTGCCAATAGCTGCGTTCTTCTGCATGTCAAGTAACCGCTCACGGTTGCTGAGCAAACTATCAACATTTGAAGACAGTTTCTCAAGCTTATCACGTAAGCCGGGAACTTGGTCAATAGCCTCTGTGTTCTTACGCAAGAAAGATTGCAAAGCAGCAGGATTAACAGACAAAGTATTAGGATTAACAATACCGTTAGTCTGGCTAATCTTCATCAAGAAAGCATCTTCAATGATCTTCGCAGCCTCTGGCGAGTTGTCAGTAGCTGCCAGAATCTGGCGAATAGCTGAAGGCTTGCTTGTCAGCATAGGTACAGTGGACTCAACAAAGCGGGCCCGGTCAACGGATACGACCCCTGCTTCGCTAAAAGGAATACCAAGCTTTTCAGCATACTGTTTGTCTAAGCCTTTGTATGACTGCACAAAATCCTCAGGCAGCGTGCTCAGGGACTCATCAAAACGGTTCTTCAGTTCGTACAACATACGCAACTGGTCCTTGTCTTGAGTGTCGCCAATAGCTCGGTTAATACCTCGCTTCAATGAGTCGATAGAATTAACGTCCATTGGCTTGAACGTACCTTCAACAGACTTGACTAAATTAGGATACTTAGCAGCAAATGCCCCACTTACAGGAGCTTTTGTGGGGGCCAAAACTTTCTTAATCGCTGAGTCCAAAGCAGGAAACTTGTTGAACACATCTTCTGCCTGACGCTGTTTCACAAAGTTCCACAGACTTGCAACCACAGGAGACTCCATCTCAATGCCTTGTTTAGAAGCATCTTTCAAGACATTTTCATACAGTGGTTTAAACTCTTCTCGGATGACTGCTTCACGGGCATTCAGTAAGTTGGTAACACGATTACCTACGTCTTCCTTACCTGCCGGGACCATCAAAGCATCAGAAGTCAGGTCTTGGATGCGTGTCTCAATTCCTCCGATCTGGCGCTCAATGTTAGCCTGCTTCATTGCATAAGCAGTCTCGCGACGAGAGTTTTCATAGGCCAGTTTCTTAGCCTCAACTTCGGCAGTCAATGCAGCATTGCGAGGATCACCGGCTAACTGTTTCTGGGCTGTTTTAACAGCTTCTAGTGCATCCTTTTCCTGTTGCTTAATTGCCGCTGTAAAAGCAGCATTCTCGCCACGGGATGTCTGAGAGGCCAGCAATCCGGTTAGAGTAGTGTCTCCTTTAGCAGCAGCAGGAATAGGCAGTTTAACCCCTGTCATCTGCTCAATTTCAGAAGCTCTTGCCAAGTCAGCAGCCAAATCAGGATTAGACTGCATAGCAGTACGCAAACGGGCTTCTGCTCTAGCTGCGCCGAAAGTAGTAGCTGCTTGTGTGCCGAAATCAAAGAACTCTTTACCTGTTGCTCGATTAATTAAACCTTTGACTCCAAGCTCACCTGCTGTCAACATAGAGTTAGCAGGCAAGGCAAGACCTAAGCCAGCAGCCATCTCAGCGGGTAAACGGTACTCTTCGCCTGTCTTCTCCGCAACCGCTTGACCAATTTCACCTGCCCCTACAGCAGTTCCTGCGCTCAAGGCTGTTTGACGAGCCAAATCTGCACCGGACTTAGGAACAAAAAGATTAGCAGCAGCTTGTCCATAAGGAGCCGCCCGTGTGCCTACCGTCCCCATCTGAAACAGTTTTGCAGGGATAGCCACAGCAGGAACAGTAGCAACTCCAGCAGTCAGGTTACGCACCATACGCTCGTTAGCGGACGGGACAGGAGCAGTCAAAGGCACTGTAGGAGTGCCTCCTGTTGGAATCTGGCTAATCAATTCTTCACGGCTAACAGGAGCATTGTCTAAGAATCGAATAGTGCTTGGTTGTTCAGCATCGTCAAGAAATTTAATAGCCATTGTTACTCCACTACGGCTCGTCGGCCATTGATTGTGATAATTGTCCCTTTAGGGAGATTAGCTGCTTCAGCTTCTTTAACCGAAGTAAAAGCTGTCTTTGCAGGTGCGCTAGAAGGACGTCGACGGAATACAGTATTAATCTGAGGCTCGGTAAACAAGCCACTGACCCTTGCGGTATCTTGCAACTGCTGTTCCTCCACAGAGATACGGGAGTCTGCTTTCTTCTTCAAAGCTTCAGAAAGCTGGCGCAACTTAGTTAAAGTATCTGCTGTTGGTCGTCCTTGAGTCAGTGTAGAAATAGTATCAGACACGCGACCAACTAAAGAAGGATCAATACCGAATGCTTCCACATCAGCGCGGGACAGTTGAGTTTCTCCAGCTGCTTTAGCAAGACTACGTGACAAGCTAGAGACAGCAGCAAAGTTGTTACTCTTCAATGCCATGTCTGCCAGTTCAATAGCGTCTTGAGCAGCGTCTGACTGATCTTGATAAGGCTTAGTAATAGCTTGCAAGTCTTTACGAAGACCTGTAACATCTCCTGCTTTACCCACGCCGGGGAGCACGTTAGTAATCTTTGCTCCTTTGCCTTGCTTAGTACCTTCCAACTCAGCAGCGGCGAATGCTTGCATCTGTTTCTGGAACTCAGGTGTTCCCGGAGTTAGGCCAGCGTCTTTTAACACTTGACCATAAGTAGAAACTTTTTCAGCTTCTGGAACATCAAGCAAACTAATGTCATTACCTGCGTCTTGAGCAGCTTTAACAGAAGCAGGGGTAGCTTTAGCAGCCAACGCTAAGAATGCTTTGTCGCCCACGGAGAATGACTTCTTCTCAGCAGTCTTAGCTGTAATCTCAGCTTCAGTCTTACGTGCAGCCAGCTCAGCAGCAGTACGTTGCTGATAACGGTTAGTCAGCTCACTGACCAGTTGGTAGTCTTTGTTCTGCATAGCAGTCTGGATGCCTTGCTTCAAAGACTCAGGATTGGTCAGGTCTAAGTTCTGCAACACACCTTGACGCTGCTGAATACGCATCATCTCAGGGTCTTGAGCACCCAGAAGCCCACCTACAGCGCCTCCTAAGCGGTTAGCACCGGAGTAGATTGCAGCGGTAGCACGCTGGAAAGGGTCAGCCTGAGCGTACTGCATGGCTTGTGTCTGCAAAGCCTTCTCACGCTCTGCCATGAGGGATTCTGGAGTGATCCCGAATAAACTATTAACTACTTCAGCCATTGTTACTCCTTAATAATCTCGGTTGTCCATCCAAGGATTTGCATTGGGAATGTAGGGGTTAGCAGCACCTGTGCCTCCTGCGACATACGTACCTTGAGGAATTATTGGACTACCGAACAACTTAGCTAGTCCTTCTGTCAACTGCTTGTTACCTGCAATACCACTGAAAGCAGCTCCAACAGGGCTGTAAGCATTAGCAGCTTCCATTGCTCGGGCAGCGTTAGTACCGCCTTGGAACAATGTCTGACCAACGTTAGCACCTGCGGCAGCAGAACGACCACCCAACTGAGCACCGATATCCAGAGGAGATTGACCAGCGGCTTCCAAGCTCTGAGCCAAGCCAAACTGTGTCTTCAATGGGTTATAGCCACCAGAGGCTAAGTCTAAGCCAGTACCGAACAAGCCTGCACCGAAGGTAGTAGCTGCTCTGCCTTGCTCTTGAGCACGTGTAGCCAGTTCCAAGTCCTGTAATGCCTGAGCATTCAACAGAGCCTGTTGTTCAGGGTTAGCAGCACCCATCATACCGCCTTGGGAGACAGCAACACCACCACGGCCTGTGTTGAACAGATTCTGAGTCAATCCTGCCTGAGCACGTTCACGGGCTGGCTGCAACAGAGCCTGCTGAGAAGCCATCCAATCCTGAGCTGCCTGCTGCGGAGTCTGCGCCAGATACTGCTGACCTAAGCCGAACAGTTGCTGCTGAGCTGCCTGCGCTTGCTCCGCTGTCTGGACACCTTGACCGCTTGCCTGAGACAGTAAGCGATCACGCAGAGCTGCGATGTCTGGAGCCACATCGTAGCCTGCGCCTGTGACATAACCCTCAGGAGACATTGTGAACTGAGAAGTACCGAAGCGGGAAGTAATACCCACTGGACGGAACTTCTGAGCTTCTGCGGCCATCTGAGCAGCCCGTAATTGTGCATCAGCGGATGTGCGTGCTGCATCTTCGGCAGCATTTCCGCTCACAACACCACCTAAGAGGCCTAAGCCTCCACCGATAAGAGCAGCTTCGATACCCATTATTTAACCCTCACAAATAGTTGTCGTGTTTGTTTGTCATCACCGATAAAATCGGAATGATATTTAAAATCCATCATACCCAGAAACCTTAAATGTTTACTGTCGTTCAGTTCGTGTATAGCAAAGATAGGCTTACCGTGAATGTCTACGAGCTTATCAAAGTCTGCTTTCAGTTGTTTCTTAACCGTCTTAGTCCACCTGTAACAATCACAATGAATAAATGTATTGTTAGAGAAGTACTCTAAATAGACAGTGTAGTCATCTGTGTTTATTACAGGTGTTTTCATAGGTTAAGCAGTCCTTTTCCACATAGCCACTGTAACGTATGGCTGGAGGTTAGCGTTAGTTCCGGAGGAGCCTGCTGCGTCCACTGTAACTGAATGCGAGTGAGCGCCTTCAGTGCTTGTGTACATACCGTAGCCAACTTCACCGGAAGCGTGACCTGTACGGGATACCGCAGAAGCACCGCTTTGTCCGTAGATCGTCTGACCTGACTGAGTAGGAGTACCCCCAATGTGGTTGTGTGAGCCAGCAGAAGCAGTACTACCTGTGTGTGAGTGACTGACAACGATAGCATCCTTGCTACCGCCAGTCTCTTCCAAAGCATCAAACAGCGGATCAGCACCGTTCAAGCCTACCATCACTCGGCCAGCACCGAAGGCTACCCAAGTACCGAAACCAAGCAAAGTAGCAGGATTGGTAGTAGCTCCAGCGTTGATGTAGATAGAGCCTACCGGATACAGAGACTGTAGCGCTGTGGTAACGAAGGCTGTAGTAGCAATCTGAGAAGTGTTCGTCCCTCCTGCTGCTGTCGGAGCTGTGGGAATACCCGTTAGCGCCGCATTAACAGCATCTAACTTACTAGTGATAGCTGTAGCAATATTGTTGAACTCAATATCAAATTCTGTACCTTTAACAATCTTTAAAGGATTGCCCGATGCCAGTGAGTCTTTACTGGAAAAGTTAGTACTTTTAACGTAATCAGTCATGTTATAAAATCTTTCCGTTTTTGGCCTGTATTTCCAACTTTTGAATACTTAAAGGCGTTCCGTTGATGTCTGCTTCATAGCCTGTTTGAACAACTTTACCTGCGCCTGTGGGGTATGCCACAAGTGTTTGCAAAGAAATACCATCAAAATATTCTGTCCCGCTAGTATTATACTCTGAAATTCCAAATTCTGCAATACCCTGAGTAGGAATTTTTGCAGTTTGTGCATAAAAGTTTTCTTTGAAGTCGTATCCCCACTTAATTGTCACATATTGGTTAGAACCACCGATGACAACAACAGAGAGTTTCTTCAGGACAGAACTTACAGACGGAGCACCTAAGTCAGTGTGGTTAGTGAAGTACTGGAAGCGGTACAAGTTACCATTATCCTGATAGCCGCCATACTGACCTACGTAGCCTGCCTTGCCGATCAATAAGCTCTTGTCACGGAGGTAACAGAAGCTCTTAGGTTCGATACTATCCCATGTAGTCACCCGGCTGGAGCCATCTTGTAAGACAGTCTTCATGTCGAAGCAGTACACAGTCTTGAGACTGGGTAAAGACAACAGGTAGAAGGACTCAAAAGGACTGTACACAGACTTAAGTGTGCTCAAGGATTCACCTGCTACAGCACTCATTAGGTCATTACGTACGTTCTTAGACAAGTCACGGAAGGGTGCTGACTTCTCTTGGATGGTCCTGAGGACGCTACGAACGCCTGTGTCCGACAAGAAGATAACATCTGAGCCAGTGTTCTGGATGGTGTCTCTAGCGATGCAGCCAATACCGGTCAAGGAGTCAGAAATCTTGAATACACCGGCCGAGAGCACATCCTGAGCACCGGAGTACACCAAGATGTTGTTTTTACCGAAGATGAACAAGAATCCGTTGTGAGAGGCTAAGCCTGTGATGTTATCTGCACCGTTAGGCCACACAGACGATACGTCGATAGAGCCTGTGGAGCCTCCTGACCACTTGTGGCCTGAGAGGATGTCTGACCAGTAAACAACAGCTTTCTCAGCAGCTAAGTCAGCTACCCATAAGCGTCCGTAGGCTGACAGTACAATGTTACCGGCAGGGACTGTGCCTGTGTAGCCTGACTTTTCAGACACCCGGCGATACGTAGTAGTACTTACGGCAGGGTCGAACACCAGAGGATCGTGCCCTGTTTGGAAGAAATACAAGCACTCGTTCAAGGCTGCAATCTGCCAGTTGTTAGCCGTAATCGTAGGAGCTACGCCACCACCGCCGTAGGTCAGCATAGTCAGTGTATTGCCCACAAGCTTAAATAACTTATTGTTACCTGCTACGATAGTGTACTCAACACCGCTGTCTGTGACCAACTGACCGATGGCTTCTACGTTGGCAGAGCCTAAGTCAGCATTGGTTGTGTTCTTTGGTGTCCAGCCTTTGCGAGCACCCACACGTCCATACTGGTCAATAACACAGTTGACTGCTGTCAGAGCAAAGCCAGAGGCTAAGTCCAATGAACTGTCTTGACTATTTAATCCGTAAAATCCCGGGGCTGTAATGCTAAATGTTTGAAGAGCCTGAGCCATAGCTTACACAGCCTCCCAAGTCTCTTCCTCAACATAGCGAGAACTTTCGATAGCGATGGCATCAGCCAAGGAAGCTTTGTACAAACCATAGGCTTCGGTACTGTTCAAGCCGCCATCCTCACCTCGCTCAACCAAGGCACGGGCAAAGGCTCCTAACACCACAGGTTCTTTAGGAACCAGCATTGTCTGAGAGTCAGTTGTCAGTTCTGGCTGAGGAATGTACAGGTTAAAGTACAGAGTCAAGCCTGCTGTTGGAACAGGGTAGAAGTCAACTTTGGTATCACCTGTTGTGTGGATACCGTTAAAGTTGTAGTACATCGGATTACCTGCACTTGTATTGTTCAACAAGTATTCAGACATCTTAGATGTAGTCAAGGCACGGATAGTGGACTTGTTGGTGATGTCTTGGGCATCAATGACTTTAAAGCGAGTACCTGAACCATTGAGCACATAGCCGTATGTGTTGGCTAAGGTCTCGATCATCAAGGTATCGGTTAAAGCATTCCATGCGTAGGCATCTTCTACTTGTCGCTTGGCATCATTCACCAACCTACCAACAAGCTTCGATAATGTGTTTTCATTGACTGTCGTGACTTCAGGTTCGCGCATACGAACCAATACGTCATTGACAAGCTCAAGGTATGTTGGCAGGGCCATAACTTATATTCCTTCTTTCTTAAACAATTCAAAGGTGCAGATAGTACTGAATGAGCTACCTGCTTCATCTTGCATGACTACAGTATCTCCTTCTTCCATGACCACGTAAGCTCCTCCGTCCATGCGTACATACGAGCCTGCGGCAATTGTACCGTTATGCACATATAGATCAGTGCTGGTGCTACTATCTCGCCAGTAAACAGAAATAGATTTGGTAGAACCACTATTGTTGAACAGGTACATCAGATTCCACTTAGCAAAGTAACCAAGAGGAACTGTGTAGATTGTCGTAGCAGCTCCTGATGTGAGGTTAACACCTACCGATACTGGGCGTGTCATTTGGACTTCTTCTTCTCTTTATTCTTCTTGGTACGTTCACCACGCTCAGGCTTATTTCGGCCTGCTTCGCTCAAGGCAATAGCAACAGCCTGCTTCTGAGGTTTACCTTCCTTGACCATCATGGAGATGTTCTCGGATACTGTCTTATCTGATTTTCCCTTTTTAAGCGGCATATTAGTTCTCCTCTGGTGGTAATGGCTCATTGCCCTCTCCCGCATTCGCGGGAATAGGCTGGTTTCCAGCGGCCAGCCATTTCAGGTACTCGGCGTAGTCTGTGTTGGCGGGGTCGAACAGAAAACTTGTCCGAATGCCTCCATCAATCTTCGTTGCGCCAACAACTTCGTTTGTGTAAGAAGATTTATATAGCCTATACATTTACAGCTCCGAAGAAAAACCAAGGGAACAACTTGCGTTGTTTGTTGCGACTGCACAGCCAAAACCAGTGGTTCCGCTAACCCCTGATGTCGAGTCGATCTGCACCGTAGACGGTGAACCCCTTGGGATTGACCCAATAGAGTCAAAGCCATCCGTCGTGTTGTTTGTGTACGCTATGTAGAAGTTCGTGCCAGTTGTTTCGACAATGCTTGGAGTAATTCGCATGGTCACGGGAAATGTCACGAAGTTCTGAAGCAACCCCGCATTAAAGTATGCGCCCTGCGACACAGGCTGACCATTCCCTTTAGCTAGCATGTAAAAGTACCGCTGGCACATCATCAGCTCACGCCCGTAGTCCCTGCGATCAAATTCCGATGCCTTGGTGCCAGCTTCCAGTTGGACTCCTGTAATGTAGAAGGTGGCCCCGCTTGTGCCGACTACAGAGGTTGCGCCTGTGGCTGACAAGTAATCTGCGCCAGCCCAAGCGCCAGCAGTTCCGCTGTAAGTTGAACCAACACCCATGCCAAAGTTTAGAATTAAACCTCGTCCATTAGTTGTAAGCCAAGTTCCAGACGTATCGCCAGTAACAGTGATGGTTTTTAGTTCCCAAGTGTTTGCTGCACTGATGGAGTAGCTAAACGGATAAGAACGGTTGTTAGCACCGTTTTTCAAAGACCCACCAAAAGTACCTGTCAGGCTTGAGCGAACCCAAAATGAAAGCGTTACTGTTGCCGCATTAGCGGTTCCCCACCCAAAGTCAGCAACATTTAAACCCTCAACGTATTGCGTCAACAGGAAAAAGTCTGTTGATGTTACAGAGTAGGCAGACAAAGATGTTGCGCCGAGGTAGTTAGTAAAACCAGCAGGAGGCGTAGCTGCACCAGCGTTTTGCTGCAATGAAAACTTTGATGCTTGGCTTAGACCGAATTGCCAACGGTCTACAAGATATTGGTATGCAGTAGGAGTCACACTCGCCCCAGCGTTCCTCTGGTCAATCCGCATGTCACCGTTGATGATGCGGTTGCGGAAGCCAATACCTGTAGAGGCATAAGCACTAAGGTTAGGACTGTATGCTTGTACGTCAGTACCTATAGCCACACCTAAGGCTGTACGAGCAGTAGAAGCTGTAGTAGAACCTGTGCCGCCATTAGCAATAGCCACAGTGCCTGTTACATTGGCAGCGTTACCACTGATGTTTCCAGATACTTTAGAACCTGCTAATGAGGTAATCCAAGCGGGGTCTGCGTAAGAACCTGTAGTAACTACGCCGTTAGTCACCGTACCCGCATTGCCTGTAATGGAGCCTGTAATGGTCTGGCTAAAGGTCTTTGCTCCTGTAATTGTTTCTGTACCACTAATATGTACAATATCGGCAGGATTGATAGAAGCAGCACTTGCGGCAGCAGCGCTTGCACTATTGGCCGCAGACGTAGCCGAAGAAGCTGCGTTAGAGGCAGAGGTAGCTGCGTTAGAGGCGCTAGTGGAGGCAGCAGATGCGCTAGACGAGGCACTGGATGCTGACGATGCAGCAGCAGTCTCGGAAGCCAGAGCAGCAGAAGCACTGGCAGCAGCATTGGATGCTTGAGTGGTCGCTGTAGATGCGCTAGAAGCAGCAGCAGAGGCAGAAGCAGCGGCGTTAGTCTCGGCAGTCTCTGCATTGTTCTCAGATGTCAGAGCAGCACTGGCCGATGCAGCCGCAGCCGAAGCACTGGCCGAAGCGTTAGTAGCAGAAGTAGATGCTGCTGATGCACTGGAAGCTGCATTAGTTGCAGATGTCGAAGCGCTTGAGGCACTGGAAGCAGCAGCAGAGGCGCTCGATGCGGCATTGGTAGCGGCTGTTTCTGCGTTAGTCTCAGCAGTTTCTGCGTTGGTCTCAGCAGTCTCTGCATTGGTTTCTGCCAGTTCAGCAGCAGCTTGAGCAGCCTGAGCAGCGTCACGGGCAGCCTGAGATTGAACCAAGAACTCTTGGAACTCTGTGGTGTCCGAATCAGAAGTGGCAGAGCCTGTGCCGCCGGGACCGCGAAAGATTGTCATTTTAGTTCCTTAGTCTTCTTAGCTTGTTTAACGACTTTAGCAGGTTGCTGTTGTTGCTGCATTTCAGGAGTAATCTCGTACCATTCTGGATTATCCCTAAAGCTCTTAATGTCTACTTCACGAGTAACTGTGGCAATGGTCTGAGGACGATTGCTATGTTTCATCTGAAAGCTTACCATATACATATCTCCTTTATTTATTACTCATAGATAATAAGTAGTAAACAAAAGAGAGCCCCGAAGGGCCCTCCTCAATCATCAGGCTGCCGAAGCGTCCACAACGATTGGCACTGCGCCGTAGTCACGCAGCTCAGCAGCGCCGTACAGAGTGTCAGCAGTAAACAGAGTACCGAGGTATTCTTGTTTGTACTGAGTCTGCGAACGCACACCGATCTGCTCAACCAGAACAGCCCAGTCGCGGTGGAACATCAGAGCCACGCGATCAGTTGCAGAGTTACCAGCAGCGGTATCGCAGTTGGTAGACACATACACTTTCACGCCGTAGATGTCGCCGAATTCGCCGTTCATCAGGGTAGTACCGTTACCCTTGAAGGCTTGCTCGGTGAAGCGGTTGATGCCCAGCATGCTGTTACGAGCAACAGGAGGAACCACCAGCGAACGGCCATCCATAGGCACGTCTTGGTCGTCCAACAACTGGATAGCGGCACGGATACCGGCATCAGCGATGTTGGCAGCGTTGGAAGTGCCGTAGGTGTAAGCAGCACCGGTAGAACCGATGATACCGCCAGCGTACTGAGCGTTAGCGGAAGAACCGCCACGCGCTGCACGAGCCAGTTGGATCAGAGTGGTGTCAACCTTCTTAGCCAGAGCGTGACCAGCGTCATCAGTGTAGAAGCTACGCAGGCTCGACAGAGCTTGGGCTTCAACGATGTCCTCGATCAGACGGCTGTACTCGAAGTGGTTGCTGATTGGCACAACGATTTCGCCTTCGGTAGCAGCAATCAAGGTAACTTGGTTGCCAGCAGTCTTAGCGGAAGCGTCGCCACGGGTAGGCACTGGAATGTGAACGGTGTCACCTTTCTTGCCCTTGAAGCTCATCTTCTTGACCAGATTGGCCATGACGAGGGATTTTTTGTATGCGGCTACAATTTCATCGCTCCAAACTTCAGGAATGAAGGTTGCTGCGGTGGTGGTTGTAACGTGATTGGTACCTAAGCCCATTTGAATACTCCTATAATTTCAAAAATAAATGTTATTTAACTCGACCCTGTGCATAAGCAGCCATGATTTCGGGTTGAAGCTGCTCATAACGATCTGGGTCAGTCATCTTAAGACGGATTAAATCCGCACGACGATAAATTTTCTTTGCAACTTCGCCAGAACCACTTGTATCCACACTAGCGGCCTTTAAAGCTTGTGCTTGTTGCTTCTTACCAGTTTCCTGTACGTTGTTGTTGCGAACCTGTTTCAACTCTTTGTATGTGCTCAAGAGTTCGTCCGCTGCCGGGAAGTCAAACTCAGCATCTGCTTTAGCATAAAGACTCATACGAATAGGGCTTGCTTTCACCCACTCCTGAAATCCAGTGTCGTTGGCAATAGTGCCAAAGTCAGGATGTTTGGATGCAAGTTGTTGCGCTGTCTTCATACGCTTTAGCTCAAGGTTAGCTTGTTTAGCTTCTAGAACTGCGGGGTTGTTTTCGATTGCACGTTTAATTGAGTCTTGAGGGTTCTCAAAGAAATCAACTTCGGGCGCACTTTCAACAGTAGTGCCTTTATCTGCTTCGAGTTGCCGTTTGAGTAACTGGTCCGCTAATGAACGTACTTCGTGTACTTCCTGTGCTTGCCTCCCAATCATCTTTTCAGCTTCTTGGTGCATCTTAACAATATCCTCTAAGGACTTGTCTTTGTATTTATCAGGAATTACTTTCTCTACCACGACCTCTTGAGGTTGTTCCTCTACAACGGGAGTCTCTTGGGGTTGTTCTTCATCAATCGTGTCCAGTGTTGGGTCAAACGATTCTTGCTCAATAAGTGCCATACTATTATTCTCCTGTCTCTAATGAGATTATAGGACTATGAAATGTGAATACTGATTGCTCAGTACTTACCCGTTTTGAAGTGTTATTCTGGAACAGCGTAAGAGGCTTTCCTCTCTTGCTTCAGCTTCTCACTTCGTTTGCGTTCCCATGCGTCATATGCACCCGGAAAAGCACCTGTGATGCCTTCCAAGTTACATCGAACACTGGAAACAATTCTTGTTGAATGCTTACCGCAGGCTCGACAAGCGAGTTCCCTGACGGTTTCATCCACTAATGCTTCAGAGATGTGTCCATCTTCACAAACAAATTCAAACATTCGACGCATTACTGTGCCTCCTGTAACAATTGCTCATAAACTTCTTCACAAGTCTTCTTGCGGTTTAAAATAAGGTCTAGAATATCCAACTGGCCTTGACGATAAGATAATGATTGTGCGTCCTTTACCGTGCGGATATTTTCTAGCTCTTGCTTTAACTTTTCGAGGTCTTCGAGCAAGAATGACCACCCTTGAGTGGACATCATGCTGAAGGTTTCCGTATAATAATGTTCTAATTCACGATCCATTTGCATCCTCCAGATATTTAATTAAGTTTTTTAAAGTATCAGTGTTATCTTTTATTGCACCTAGCGCAAAATTGCAACCCTGACATAATAAACCTCTAACTTTTCCTGAAGTATGGCAATGATCTACAAATAAACGTCCTCGTTTATCTTCTGTGTGGTCTGCTCCGCATCCAAAACACATATACTTTTGTTTACTTAAAAGAAGTAAATAATCTTCTTTTGTAAGTCCATAAGTTTTTAAAATATGATTGTGTCTTCCATAATGTTCATAATGACAGTTCTTACAGTGTTTGTAATAACCATCTTTATATCTTTTATTCTTAGAAAACTCAGATAGCGGTTTTTCAACCTCGCATAATGCACATTGTTTCATTTTGATCTCCTGTTAAAAAGATTAGGGTTTCAGGCACACTACCCTAAGAGTGCTAACAGCTTTTTCAAGTTGCCTTATTTTTAGATTGCATTTGCATAATACTAATTCGCTCGTTCGAGTCAATATCCTTCTCTTTGAGCATCAAATCAGCCAACTTCATACGTTTAGCAAAATCAGCATCCTGATCGAGGTTCGTAGCAGCGGCTTGTACCACTTTTACGCGCAACTCTTCAGGCATGAGCTGAGTTTCAACCATTGTTTGCTGTGCTTCTGCGGCTGCCTTTTGAGTCTGGGCCTGCAAGAGGGCCAAATCAGCCTGCAACTTAGCCATAGCTGCTTGTTGAGCCATCTGTTGCTGCTGCTGAGCCTCAGGATTGGGTTGACTCATCTGTTCCAGAGCTGCAATCAGTTCATTTCGGTTGCTCAAGGAGCTGTTACCCAAGATTCCCTTGAGAATCAGAGGCAGAACTGGAGTGTCTGGTCCTAATGTCTGCAACAATGCGATGAATTGCTGCTGTTCAAACTCACGAGCCAAGATACCCAAGGTAGCTGTAGGCACGAATTTAACGTCTACAGAAGGGTAACGCTCAGGATCGAACTGCATATAGCGCCAAGCGGCTTTGTTGATGAACGGAATCAAGAAATCTTCTTGGAAGTTCGTCAATGTACGCTTGTATTTCTTGATAATGCCAGCCATTGCCATCGACATGCCACCTGCACCAGCGTCACGAGGAACCGCTGAAGGCATTCCTGCACTGTCAACAGTACCTGTAGCTTGCAAGAGGAGTCGTTCGTAGTTCTGAGAGGCTCGAACAGAGGAGTCATCAGGTGTTCCGAAGCGCAAAGGCATCATGATCTGGTTAGGATCGCCGTTGGTCAGGAACGCTTTACCGGGTTTAACCTCAAACTTAGCACCACGAGGCAAGCGAGTAGCGTCCATAGCCATCATGGGAACGGCTGTCAAGGCTCGGGCATCGCTGTCCATACGCAAACTACCGTCAATGGCCTTCTGCATGTTGTAGGCCTTCTCCGCTGTACCACGACCCCATACACGTCCGGGGACTGTATCGTCTTGGTACAACATGACAGGACGGTCCTTCATCATGTAGGGATTAGCTTCAGCCTTCAGGAGCTTACCGCCGTTAGCGATGACCACAATAGCTTCAACCAGTTCCGAGTATTCGTCAGCTAAGGAGTCCTCTGGGAAAAGGTCTTCAACTTCTGCTTCTTCGTTCTCAAGCTGCTCCAAGTATTCACGAGGAACCAAACCATAGTAAGTCAACAAACGGACACGGTTGTCTTGATACTGTACTGATTCTTCGGTAGCTTCCAAGTCATCATCAGGACCATCAGTGCCTAAATCAATCTTGCGATAGATACCACGCTCCATGCCTTCGACGATCTTGTGTACCGATACGAACTTCTCGATAGCGCAACCCATAGCGTCATCAAAGGATGTAGCATTAGGGTCGATCAGGAAGTTCTTAGGGTTCACAGGAACCAGCTTGACAGCGATACGGTCTTTCTCGACCACACCAATAGCTGCTTGGCCTTGTACGCCGGGAATAGCCTGAGTTGCAGGAGCGTATTCTTTCTCGGTCTTAACTGCGATTTCGCCGATACCTGTACCGTAAATCTCAGCCATCAACTCAATCTGATCGACAGCTTTCTTGATCTTGTCACGGTTGAAGTCTTCCATCAACTGAGCTTTTAACTGCTCAACGTCTAACGGCGTACCGTTAACGTCCTTGATGTCATCTTCAATATCGAACCATTCACCTTGACCAAAGATAGCTTCCATGATCTCAGCGTGGCGGGTCTCAATAGCCTGCTGAGTAGCAGGGGAGATGATACGGCTACGTTCGGAGTCACGGGTACGGTCTTCAGCGGCCCACTGACCACGGAAGATACGCTCATACTCAAGCCAATCATCAAGGTAGTTCTGGTCACGGTAATCGCGCCACTTGTCAGTGTGGGAGACAACCCACTCAGTCAGTTCTTTATCCGACTCTGTAGGTTCGTCATACTGACTTGTTTCTAAATTGTCTTCCATTGTTTAATATCCACTTATAGCGTCATAAACCTCATACTCATCTTCGTCGTAATCTGGGACAAAGGAGTTAAGGGCGAGTTGTTCAACGTAGGCAAGAGCATCCACCAAGTCATCATGTACACCTTTGGTAGGAAACATCAAGAGCTGGTCCTCGAAGTCACTCCATTCTTCGTCCTCATTTAGGATAACCTTGCCGTGTTCCATCCGTCCTTGTAAGGCCCAGATGATACGGTCAGCTTTCTTCTTGTTTCCGTGAGTGAGTGTCTGAATGTGTGCAAAGGTGTTGTACTGCCTCATCATGTCCTGTAGAATCGTCAAAGCAGCGTTCTTGGCTGTTCCTCGCTCAATCCCTACAGCAAGAGGCTGATAGTCCTTGATGTTCTTCAGGATACGCATACAGGTATCTTTGATATCCCAGCGTCCATGCTCAATCTTGTCTACCCACCAAGTTCCATCGTCTGAGACCTTCACGACAGCAATAGCTGATTCGTCTAGTCTTTTCTTGTTCTGGGAACCTTCTGAGATGTCTTCAAAGCCTGCCAAGTCAATAGCGATGATGTAGGAACCATCCTTGGGCTCTGGACCTTTTTTGATCCAGTGTTCTTTGAAGATATCAGAACCTGAGGTATCGAAGCTGGACAGGTATTCCTGCTTAAAGGCGAAGGAACTCAGTGTTCGCTTGGCTGCTTCGATTTCCTTGGGGTCGATGGTTTCGTTGTCTTGGGTAGTAAAGTGCCATGACTTCCACTCTTCATCGCCTTCGTCCTTACCGAGCTTGAAGGCATCGTAGAACCAGTTACGGCCCGATGGAGTAGAAATGAATAGTGCTCTACCTTTCTTATCCGACAAAGCAGCACGGATAACCTTCTCCCAAATCTCCTGCTTAATGAAAGCACATTCGTCCAGTACCACATAAGTAAGGGACACACCACGAAGACTATCGGGGTTATCAGCACCTCTAACCAGAATCTTTCTTCCGTTGACAAGGGTAATCTCTAAGTTGTTAATGTGGGAGGACTTAATCACTGGACGACCTAAGTCATGCAGCAAGTCCCAGATGATCGTCCGGGCCTGTCCAAGAGTAGGAGCAATGTACATCACTGCTGACCCTTCGGGGCAGTTCAGAGCCTCGATAAGGAGCGTCACGGCGGACAGACGGGACTTACCACAGCGACGACCAGCGGCTACGACCTTGAAACGATGAGTGTCTTTAAAGACAGTCTGTTGCCAATTCAGAAGGGCAAAGTTAAGTTCAGACATCGATTATGTCCTCATCGCTAACACTGCTTACAGTGGGTGTATTCAGGCCAGTAATATTGATGCTGATTTGAGGGACTCCACCAGCCTGTTTAGCTGCGTCAAACATAGACACAGGAAGGATTCGATCAACAGCTAACTTCATTGCAGCCATTTGTCCGGGATGTCCATCGGTCATGGCAATCTCTACCATCTTGTCTAGAATACGACTACCACCAGTGGCGAGTAATCGTTCCTTGAACTCTTGAAGCCTAGCAGCGTCACCGGCAGGGCGACCTACCTTACCTTTTGTACGGTCTTTAACGGCCTGTAAATCGGACTTAGGAGGTCTGCCTTTGCCGCGAAGCTTAGGCTTTACTATCTCAGTGGTCTGTACCTCTGTTGTCATATTGTTCCTTTACAACATTATCTCGCTGATACGCAAGGTGTCGTTCCTTTGTGCAGCATTTGCACCAAGAAGTTAATTTATCGGAAGTTTTACTATTCTTGTAAAAGTTACTAAGCGGCTTGACTTCTTCACACCGAGAGCACTTTTTCAATCCGTTGATGTAGTTCAGAAGGTTCTCTTCCTTCTTTTCTTTTCTAGCTAACTGAATGTTACCTTGTGCTGAAAAGTAAGCGTTATCTCGTTTTTGTTCTTTGTTCTTAAACTTATCGACACTACATGTACGACATGTATGGTGGAACCCGTCATGTTCACGAAGAGACGGATAGAAATTACTTTTAGACAACTCTTTGAATTGTCCACATACGGAGCATTGTTTCATGTTGATTCCTCTTGAAAAGGTAAACGGTGTTCAAGACACACTCACCGTTAAAAGTGCTTCAAGCCTATCACTAGGTGTCTTTAAGACATCAATCATCTATGCACTTAAAGTACTCTAAAGTATCTAAAACATAAAGAACTTTATAAGTTAAATATTATAAGTACTAATTATAAGTAACTTATAGTATGTAACTTCTATGCTTCTTAGACATCTAGGTTACGTCTACATTCGTTGTATCAACTGTGCAGATTCGTCTTAGCAACTTAGGAGTCCATCACCTTCCTCGTCACTTTAAAGACTACATTTATTATACACTACTTTTTTTATAAGTCAAGCTATTTCTTCATCTTTGTTACAAATATTTACATTTTTTACACTTAGACACTTCTTTGACACTGCTTTCAGTGTACGCTTTCCAGTCCTTTAGAGTCTCTACTTCCTACATTTATGCCCATGTACTCGAAGGATTGTCTAGTCTGTCTACTTTTCTTTGTCGATCAACTACTTAGCGCTTTAAGTGATCGTATCTAATCTGTCCCCAATTAAGTCCTTTATGGTCTTTTTTGTGAGCGTTAGAGGCTCCTGCAAAGATAAACACTAAAGCCTCACCCCTCCCCCCATGACTTCATAGTCACAAAAGATACTGAGTAGTCATAATTATACTGGTCAGTCTAGTCTCTGACTGTATTGTCTAGTCATTGTATAGTCTAAGCAGTCACATTGTAAACACTATAGGTAGTGTCTGGACTGGGTAGGGTACACTATAGGTAGTGTGTGTGAGAGGCGATGCAGGTGCCTATAACGCCCACCTGAGTCACCACCTGAGTCACCACCTGAGTCACCACCTGAGTCACCACCTGAGTCACCAGCTCATGCTAAAGTCTGTTACAAACTGTTACAATTGAATGGTGATAGATGCTTGACAAGTGGCTCAGGTGGTGTATACTTGACACATCAACAACGCAACGGAGCACACATCATGAAAACCACACGCGACAGCCAAGGCTACACGGTCACTGGTCACACCAAGGCAGGTGAGCTGGTGCAATACACGGTCACCAAGAATGGCCACGGCTGGTCAGTTGATCTGGTGTACGGTCAAGGCGCACGGTTGAGCTACCTGTATGCAACCAAGGCCGAGGCAGTCAACGCTATTGCTAACCAAGGGTAAACACCTATACACACGGCCTCAAACGGGGCCATAATCCAAACATCAATCACCAACTGAAAGCAAACAATGTCTCACCACAATTACATCCCGCCAGTCGAACCCAAAGAATCACCCGTTCAGGGCATCATCATAACCATCGCATGCCTTGCAGTGTTCGCCCTTTGGGGTGTCTTGCTGGCCTTGGGAGTCTAACCATGAAATACCTGTACAATGAATACTTCCAAGCATGGTATTACTCAGATGATGATGGTCTGAGCTGGTATCTGGTCAAGTGACCCTTCACCTTTTAAGGAGCTTCAAATGTTCACAGTAACTCACTCCGGTTTGTCTAAAAACTTCAATAGCATTTATGCTGCGATGCGTTATGCGATCAAGCACTGGCAACATACCGCCATTATCTGGTCGGACCGTCCACTATGGTCCACTCAGCAATGGATCGAAAAGAAACAAGCGGCACAAGCCAAAAAGGGCTGGTAATGACCCTTCACCGTGTAGGGTTTTACACTCAGTGTAGAATCCTGTGCAGTGTAGCGTTAACATCCTTCAACGTACACCAGCGGCCTCGACTGTCTCGGGCATCACTTTGGAGTTATCCATGATCAAAATTTCTAAGACTTCAAAACTTGACGGCATCCGTTCATGGTCTTTACAGGCCCTGGATACTTGCCCAGGTTCTATTTCTTCGCCGGGTGTCCTTGTTGACGCCTGCAAGGGATGCTATGCCACCACGGGTAACTATAAATATCCTAACGTCAAAGCGCCTAGATTGTCTAACCGCGAAGACTGGCAGCGCATGGAATGGGTTGACGATATGGTAAAAGCCTTAGATTCTGACCGGTATTTCCGCTGGTTCGATAGCGGCGACATGTACACGCTAGGGTTAGCGGAAAAGATTCTAGAAGTTATGGTACGTACGCCTTGGTGCAAGCATTGGCTGCCGACACGTATGCATAAATTCCCTAAATTCTCTACAGTACTGCAAGCCATGCAAACTTTGCCTAACGTATCGGTTAGGTTTTCCAGTGATAGCGTACAAGGTGAATTTATCGCCGGGTTACACGGTAGCGTCATCGTCCCTGATAGCGAGACTGTACCCACGGGTGTATCGCTTTGCCAAGCTTATGAACATGAGGGTAAATGTAACGGGTGTCGCGCTTGTTGGGATAAGTCTGTCAACGTGATAGCGTACCCAGCGCATGGCCGTAAAATGGCTAAAGTTATCCGTATTATGAAAGGCTAAGCATGTCCGAAAAGAACATTGTTTACTATTGGGATGTATGCGGTATGTCTTATGAAGCTATCGCGCTACAATGTAAGCTTACCATCGATCAAGTAAAAGCTATCATCCACAAGCCTAACCCGTATCCCTTGCAGCATGCACCACGTCAGCGCTACAATGGCTGGGTGAATGGCAAATGATAGACTGTAAACTGTAGCGCGTTATCCTTAGCGCGTTATGGCCTACAATCCGTAGGGTCACAATCAATGGATTACATCATGCAAACAATCAGCACAATTGCACGTGAAATTTCCCGCGACTGGAAAAACGTTAACTATGCTGCAAAGCCTTATCTACAAGCCATGCGTTCGCTTGATAGCGCTTCGGATAGCTTCGGATACGATAGCGCAAAATCTGTAGTGTCTTATTTCTTGGCTAACGCTAGCGGGTATCGTGGGGACAAAGCAAAGGCCCATAAAGCCGCTTTAAAAGCCATTGTAGGCTTGAAATAACATTGACTAAGGGGTAACTATGCTCAAACCTATTACAGACAATGAAAAGCGCTTGATTGTGCGAAACGTTATCAGCGCTTGTAAGGATACGGAAAAGCTTAACAAACGTGGGTACGGGTTTCTGTATCTTTGTAGTGGCTTTATCGCCCATTACAATCTTGAAGGCTTTAAGGGTGTTTATAGCCCATATGGCTTACGGGCTGATATAGCGCGATACAAGCGCTACAATCAATGGCAAAACTTTAAGCCGGGGGACGATAATTATGCTTACTATAAAAGCAAAGCGGACACCTACAATGCAATTTGTGAAGCTTTAGGGGTATGATATGAGATATGAAGTCCAATTCAAATCATCCGGCATCGTGGCTTTCAGTGCCACTGAACGGGGTATTTGTCAGCACTGGCTGGAATGTAACGATTACGGGCCGGATCAAGCCTATTATGACCCCGAAACGGGCGAGATTGTCCCGGACAAGTGGGTTAGGGGCGATTGTCTTAACCTTTTTAAACTGGTGAAGGTGAAGTGATGTTAGCATCTCAACAAATGTATGAAAAACTGAAGGCAATAGTCAACGATGAAGCCTTGTGGGTAGACGTTGAAACAGTCGACCCATTAGTGTTGGCATTTGAGACAGGCAAAGCAGCAGGAAGAACAGAATTGGCCCTTGAAGTATGGCAAGATTGGTTTGGGGAAGAACACTATGGGTAATGTGTTACTAATAACCGCAGACTCTTGGCCCTTCCCTGCCTTCCCTAACCCACTCGATACAGGCCATAAAAAGCCTAAATTCAACCCTGCTAACCATGAGGATGCACCACTGTGACCAAGATTAAACAATTTGTGTACACTATCAGAGGTTGCGAATGGTATGGGCTTTGCGAAGTGCAGTCGATTGAGTCTTTACCCTTGATCGTTCGGTGTACTGACCTGTATCTTGAGGGATACAAGGACGACAATCCACCGGACATGAAGGATGTTGTCGATTATCAGCTAATCCTTGACATTGAGGATATGGTTAGATTGGAGGCTGAGAATGTTTAAGCCTAACCACTGGACAGTCTTGGGACTGGTGTTTATTGCTTACCTTTTGGCGGGTTACTATGATCAAATGGCTTATTGAGTTAGTGTTACCATCACGAAAGGCCCGTAGAGGGGCTTAAACGGGCCTACAAAGGCTTCAAATGAACCAACTAATGGCTACATAGCCAGAGGAGTGAATAATGCGTTGTATCGCTTGTAATAAAACATTGAATGACTATGAGTCAACCCGTAGACATGCCATCACCAATGAATTCTTGGACTTGTGCAATCGTTGCATGAAAGACATGCCCAACATCCCGACAAAGGACAGGCCTGATCTGGTCAAAGAAGCTGATTTTGATGATGATGTTGACGATCTGGACACCCTTGGCAACGACCTAGACCTTGACACTGTTACAAACGGTTACAATTTAGGGCTTGACAAAGATTGATCGCGGCATATAATAATACTATAGAGACACTAAGATGTTTCATAGATGCTTAGATGTAACATACTATAAGTTACTTATATAAGTACTTATACAGAAGACATAAAAGCATAGAAGAAATGTCTTAGGTACTTTAAAGTACTATAGATGTGTGTCTAAATGTTGGTAACTTTCATCAAAAGGTAACATCATGAATGATTCAATGATTGAGTATATGGACAACCAAGAGCAAGAACTTGTACAATTTGAGTGCTGGTATCACTCTGTGATTGATGATATGGCTGGTCTTATCCGTGCCAACGGCTATGAACAGGTCATGTATGATGTAATGTGTGCAGTGCAACGAATGCAACAGGACGTTAAAGGGGATGAACAATGATTGTCTCACTGTTTGTGGGTGTCTTAACACTTTTAAAGGTGGTGCTGAAATGACTAGATTCAGTCTTAACTTGAACATCGGCGAGAACGCCACAGCCACTGTCTGCTTTGATCTTGAAAGTGACGGCGACAACTCTGGCATCTATTGGCCTTCACTGGAGGTATGGTACAAGGGTGTCGACATTGTGGATACACTTGATCAGAATGACCTGAATGACATTGATCGTCAGGTGAAGCGTTCATGGGATGAGATTGAGGATCAGATTAGGGAGCAATGGTATGACTAACAGCAAGTTCATTCGTCATCTGTCCTGCGATCACTGCGGAAGCTCTGACGCTAACAGCCTCTATGATGATGGCCATACTCACTGCTTCCAATGTGGTGTAACGGAGCATGAAGGCTCTTACGATGAGCGAACGGTAATGAGGGACGCTGTAGCCCCTCGGAAAGTAACACAGATGGAAATCAAAGGAACGTGTAAATCAATCCCTGACCGAGGAATCAGTCAGGCAACCTGTGAGAAGTACGGAGTAACCACAGATGGAGACAATCAGTATTATCCTTACACTGACGCAGACGGAGTTAGAACGGCTGTTAAGCAACGCAATGTTCCTTCAAAGTCATTCTCCATCACCGGAGATTTCAAGGGAGCAACACTATTCGGTCAGCATCTCTTTCACGCAGGAGGAAAGGCTGTTACCATCACAGAAGGAGAGCTTGACGCTCTCGCAGCTTTCCAGATGCAAGGGAGCCTTTATCCAACAGTGAGTATCCGTAACGGTGCTCAGGCAGCGTTGAAGGACTGTAAAGCCCAGTATGAGTGGCTGAACAGCTTTGACTCGGTAGTGATCTGCTTTGATGCCGATGAGCCGGGTAAGAAGGCTGCTAAGGAAGTGGCTGAATTGTTCGGTAACAAGGCCAAGATTGTCCAGCACAAGGCAGGTTACAAGGATGCTTGTGACTACCTGATTGCAGGGGCTACCAAGGACTTTGTAAATGAATGGTGGAGAGCTGCCCCTTACACACCAGATGGGATTATCAACGGTAAGGACTTGTGGGAAGAACTTCGTAAGCCTAAGCAGTTGCCTGATGCGTCATGGCCTTATTCAAAACTGAATGAGATGATGGCAGGCCTGCGTAAGCGTGAACTTATCACCATTGCGGCAGGCACTGGACAAGGTAAGTCTACTTTCTTGCGTCAGTTGATTCATCACTTGTTGATTACGACTAACGACAACATTGGGATGGCTTTCTTGGAAGAATCACCAGAGCGTACAGCTTTGGGTATTATGTCCATTGAAGCAGGTAAGCCTTTACATTTGCCTCAGACGGAGTACACCGAAGAGGAACTTGAGAAAGCGTATTTGAAGACAATGGGGACAGGACGTTGTGTGTTGTTTAATCACTTTGGTTCTTTGGACATTGACAACGTGTTGAACCGTTTGCGATACATGGTCAAAGCTCAGGGATGTCAGTGGGTTATTCTGGATCACTACCAGATGATTCTTTCAGGTATGGATACAGACGAACGTAAAGGACTGGATATGCTGCTCACAAAGCTGCGTACATTTGTTGAAGAGACAGGTGTAGGTTTGTTTGGTATCTCACATACCCGCCGACAGGACGGTAAGGGCTTGGAAAACGGTGCTGAGATTAGTTTGTCTTCCTTACGAGGTACTCAAGGTATTAGCCAGTTGTCGGATGCTGTCATTGGTCTTCAACGAGATCAACAGAATGATGACGAGGCTAAACGAAATACAACAGAGCTTCGATTGCTGAAGTCACGCTTTACAGGCGAAACCGGACCTGCTGGTAGTTTGTATTTTGATAAGAAAGTGAACAAACTTGTGGAAGTTATGGAGGAATCGCTATGACAAGTAAGGAATATAGTAGAGAATACTACGAGAAGAATAAAGAAGCTATCCTGAAGCAAAAGAAAGAATATAATAAAGGACGTACGTCTGAGCGTCTGTTAGCGAACTTAAAACAGCGAGCAAAGAAGAAGAATCTTCCTTTTGATTTAGAAGTTAGCGACATTGAAGGCGTTATTGAGTGCCCTGTCTTTGGTTTTGAGCTGAAAAGAAACGAAGGTAAAAGTCTAAACAATAGCGTCTCAGTTGATCGTAAAGATTCCACTAAAGGATATACGAAAGACAATATTCAGATTTTGTCTCAACTGGCTAACACTATGAAATCTTCTGCAAGTAGAGAAGAGTTGATTATGTTTGCTAAGTGGGTGTTTAAAACATATGGAGAAGAACTATGAGCGATGGCGGTAAAGGATCAGCACCAAGGCCCATCCCTGACCCTCAGAAGTTCAGGGATAACTGGGATCAGGTCTTCGGTAAGAAACCTAAAGAGGAACAGAAGCATGAAGACCGTAATTGAAATGGCGCGTGAGGCTGGACTGTTTACGCACAAAGAAGTTCAGCCAGAGCTTGAACGCTTTGCAGAGCTTGTCAGAAAAGACTACAGTTTTACACATGCACAAATGTGGCTGAAGCGTTTTGACGATGCCATATTAGCAGAGCGCCAGCGCATTGTTAACCTGTTGATGATTCAGCACGAAGCAGCAAAAGGAGCGCACAACTATTGGCACGTTGCTGCAAATCTAATCCAAGAAGATGTAGCGGGCGACACATGACCATTGAACATCTAATCGTAGGCGCTACCGGAGTAGGCTACCTGATCGTAGGTGTGCTACAATGGTCCAAGGGAGAGATCTCTAACGGGATGATTTGGTCAGGGTACGCCTTTGCACAGGTGGGACTATGGCTAAATCTGAAGTGACTTTTGAAGACTGGTTTCACCAGTTAGAAGCGTATGGGCTTAAGAGTGAACGCTTTTATGAGAGCCTTAGTGCTTTTATTGACAAGAGAGCCTTGGCTATAAGGATGGTAGAATGGTTAAAAGCAGCCTACTATGCAGGTAAAGCTGAAGGAGATCAGATTGCTAGTTACCTTGATTGAAATAATTGAAGTAGTTTACTTTTAAACTTAACTAAAGGAAATAAAATGCCTGATATTTCAATGTGTCAAGGAGGCAAATGCCCTCAAAAGCATCAGTGCTATCGTCATACAGCGTTTCCGAGCGAGTACCGACAAACGTACTTTGTACAACCTCCTTATCAAATGGATGGATGCCCTTACTTTTGGAAAATGGAAGAACATGACTATGCGGATCGTCCTCGACATCGAGACCAACCTAGCACATGACAAGATTCATGTTGTTGTAACCAAAGACATTGATAGTGGAGAAGTAAAAGTATGGAAACAAGCCGTCAACCTGCTGGAGTATTTAAAGGACGTGTCGTTGATAGTCATGCACAACGGCATCGCTTTCGATGCTCCAGTATTGAATCGCTTATGGAAGACGAAGATTCGTTTGAATCAAGTGTACGATACATTGATAGTAAGCAGGCTTCTCGACCCGAGCAGGGAGACAGGACACAGCCTCGAAGCTTGGGGAAACACCTTAGGATTCCACAAGATTGACTATGCTGCCGTGTGGCAGTGGATGATGGACAGGAAAGAGGAATACAGAGGTGAATGCTTTGACAATCCTATTGACAGCCTTCTTAATCATTACTGCATTAGGGACGTTGAAGTTACTGCTAAGCTGTATCTTAAACTATGCAATGAGTTTAATGAGAAACAGTTCAGTCTGGAATCGTTGGAGTTAGAGCAAAGCGTTGCGGCTATCATTGCTCAACAAGAAAGGAATGGGTTCAAACTTGACCAAATCTACGCAACCTGCTTACTTACTGACATCAAGTCAAAAGTGGCAGGAATATATGAGCGAATGCAACAGAGATGGCCTCCTGTCACTGTTGAGCGATACTCTGACAAAACAGGAAAGAGACTCAAGGACAGCGTGGTTACTTTCAACCCCGGAAGCCGACAACAAATCGCTGAAAAACTAATAGAATTGGGATGGAAGCCTATTAAGAAGACGGAAAAGGGCAGTATAATTGTGGATGAAGCTGTGTTGGACGAAATTATAAAGGAGTGTTCAGTATGATACCTGTGTTATTTGCCAGAGAAGATAGCGCATATAAAACTATTCCTGCATTCGATGTGTACGATATACGCAGAGATGCCCGTACGTACAAAGGAGAAGACCCAGTGATAGCACATCCTCCTTGCCGTGCTTGGGGAATGTTGGCACATATGGCTAAACCAAGACCTGATGAGAAAGAATTAGCTTTGTTTAGTATTGATCTTGTCCGAAAGAACGGAGGAGTTGTAGAGCACCCTTATGGATCACGTTTGTGGAAATACTACGGGATTACTGATCTTACAGAAGGAGTTGATTCTTTTGGGGGATACACAATTACAATTGATCAGTGGGATTTTGGACACGTTGCCCGCAAAAAGACAAAGTTGTATATCTGCGGGTTAGATGCTTCAGCACTTCCTGCTTTCCCTCCTAAGAGAGAAGGGACACCAACTAGGTCTATCGCGGGGAATGTAAAAGGAACAGTTAGATGCACACAATATCAAAGAGAATACACACCAGATGCTTTGATATTTTTCATGAAGGAAATATGTGAAAGAATCACAGAAGAAAGAGCTAAAACAAACAGCGGAGCTGATTCGTGACTATCTGATGCTGAACAAGCGTATTAGTCAGATCGAGTCATGGATGGAAGCTGTAGGTAAGGATGGTAGGGTACATGGTAAGGTTATAACCAACGGTGCTGTTACGGGCCGTATGACCCACAGTAGCCCTAATATGGCTCAAATTCCAAACAGTAGCTCCATTTATGGGCCTGAATGTCGGGAATGTTGGACAGTAGAGGACGGTAATGTGTTGGTAGGTTGCGATGCTTCAGGTCTGGAGCTTCGTATGTTGGCTCACTACATGAAGGATGAAGGATATGTCAGAACAGTTACAGAGGGAAGTTCTAAAGATGGTACAGACGTACATACGGTCAACCAACGAGCTGCTGGACTATCTACCCGAGATAATGCCAAAACATTCATCTACGCCTTTCTCTACGGAGCTGGAGATGGAAAGATTGGAAGCATCGTTGGTGGAACTGCTAAAGATGGTGCAAGACTCAAAGCAAAGTTCCTCGAACAGACCCCTGCCTTACGGAAACTTCTTGAGCGCGTTTCAAAGCAAGCAG